ACTAAGAAAGTAACTGGTGCTCAGATTTCTGCATATGTTGTAGGGAATATAACACTAAGTGACTTGAGTGTAACTGCTTCGGCTACTGAACTAAACTACAATGACTTAACAGGATCACTAGGCACTTCTGAAGCATCTAAGGTAGTTACGGCAGATGCTAACGGTGATGTATCTTTTTCAGAAGAAATTAAAGCTAAGTCCTATAACGAGACATACGCAGCAGTTACATCTAGTTCTAATGCTACTACAGTAAACTGTGAAAACGGTAACGCATTTAGCCATACACTAACAGAGAATACTACGTTTACTTTTAGTGGCGAACCTGCAACTGGCACTGCGTTTAGTTTTAGCTTAGAGATTATCCAAGACGCTAGTGCAAGTGGTTACACAGTTACATGGCCTACAGAGGTTGATTGGCCTAGTGGAACTGCGCCAACCCTAACAGCTACTGCATCTGCAAAAGATATATTTGTTTTCTATACGAGGGATGGCGGTACAAACTGGAATGGGTTTATCGCAGGTCAAGCATTAGCAACACCTGCATAAGGAGTAATAACTAATGACAACTAAGAAAAAGTTATTACAGGTCGCAGGTGGCGGCGAGGTTGATCCGTCCTACGATGTTAGCTACATGAACCCTGAACCATTCATGGGTAATGCTTGGATACTAGACTTCTTCGATGCAAATAGCTATCAACAATCAAAGACTCTGAAAACAGACACTGGAGCAGTTTTACCTAGTCGTGTTAGGAATGAAAGTTTTCATGTTACACAGGATGGAAACCACGCTTATTATATTGAAAGTAGTAACCCTAACGTACTGTATCACATGGACTTAACAGCCCATCGTTATCACTTAGGTACTAATAGCAATACTCCTGATAATAAGTTTGAGTTGACAGACCTAGAAGACTCAACAGACGGAAAAGGTATTTATGTCTCTCCTGACGGTCAGTACCTCTTTGTAGGTCAAGCAGATGGTGGTGTTTCAAGAATATACCGCTTTATTATGCCAACAGCATTTGATCCCTCTAGCATTACAGCAACCCCTCAATACTTGGACTTAACTTCTTCTGGCCCCCTTACAAACCCCACGACAACTACGGCAGGTCAGTATGGTTTCAACTTCAAACCTGATGGCACAAGGTTGTTCTTCAATAAAGATGTGGCAGGTATTGTTCAGGTAGAACTAAGTACCGCTTGGGATTTAAGCTCTTATTCTTCTGACGATATAAACACTACTATTGATTTAGGCACAACCTATGTTGGCTGTGAGTTTAGTCACGATGGAAGTCTTTTATTTTTTCGTGACACTAGCACTGCAGGAAATATCGGGGTTACTAAACTTTCCGTACCTTGGAATGTGATTTATCAGACAGATGCTGTAGCTAGGGTTGAATACGACATCTACGATATGACTATCTTGAATTCTATAGTAGCTATTTCTGTTGCTGGCCCTAACTTGTACTTTTCTTCTTCCACCACAAACGATCCAGTAAGAGTTCGTGGTATTGGCGGGTGGTCTTATAATGCATGGTCAGGCCAAGACCTTTATCACATAATTGAAGATATGCGTTGGTCACATGACGGTAAGTACCTTACCCTTATGTTTACCGATAGTGCTTATCAGAGATTTGATACATTTCAGTCTTTTGAGATGACTAATGTAAACAGGCAAACCCCAGATACACGTTTCAGAGATATTATTATATCGCCTGATGGCACAAAGATGTGGTACACTGACAGAGCAGATGTCAGAGAAGGTACACTTTCTGAACCTAATCAGCTACACACATTTAGGCTAAACGAGAATTATATAACAGATAATGCTTATAGCATGGCTTGGAATGATGACGGTACTATATTTTATACTGTATGGCAAACATCAGACTACATCTATCAATACTCAGCAAGCACAGCCTATGACATTTCATCACTAACACTAACTGAAGCAATTTATGCACCTACAGCTATCAACGCATCAGCTACACAGCCTGAGAAATTGCAGTTCAATAACGATGGCTCAAAAGCGTATTTGTTAAACTTAAACAATGACACTATCTACGAAATACACTTGGATTCTGCTTATGATCTAAACGGAAGTTCTGATATTACTTCTCAAGATAGTTTGTCTGTAAGTACTGCAAATAGTAGTTTAACTAAAACATTGTTGTTTAATGATGACGGTACAAAACTTTATTTAATCGGCCCTGCGACTACTGACCCTATAGAAGAGTGGACAACTACTACTCCTTATAGCATCTCAACATATAGTGCTAATCAGGTCTTTAGTCTAAGTGGTGACCTTAATATGGATGATCCTTATGGTGCCTGTTGGGTAGATGATGGAAACTCCATTGTACTTACAAGCAACAGTGAAGGAAATGCAATTAAGTTTGCTCTTGATACTGCTTACACTCTACAGAATTTAAACACCGAAGATCACGCTGTTTTGTTGAATGACATAAACCCTAATGGAAGCGATTTAACAACTGACGGTGGTACAAACTCTGACAGAGTAGGCACTTTGAATATTGTTTCTCCCAACGATACAGGACTAAGTGGGTTTTCTTGGAATGATGATGGTACTGAGTTGTTTATCATCGGGGATACTTATGACGAACTGAGAGCTTACACTGTAGCTACAGCTTATCATCCCCAAGGTGCTACACGACAGTCCTCTAAAGATTATGACTATACTGTTGATGGTATTACACAGAGTAGAAGCCTTGAGTTCAGCCCTGATGGTACAAAAATGTATATCTTGGATCACGTCGAGACAATCCATGAGTACACTCTGTCAACTGCGTGGAACCCTTCAACTGCCACAGAGGATAGAACATTAGATGTTTCTAGTGAGGTGTCTAATGCTTACGGCATACGGTTTTCTCCTGATGGTAAAAAGTTGTTTGTTTCTGACAGTGTAGGCACTGTTGATGGTACGCTTCATCAGTATGCTCTCACAACTGCTTGGAACATTTCTACGGCAACATTGGATAAAGAGAGTTACCCACTGCCAGATTATTACCACTATTGCTTCACTTTCGGCAGTGACGGTTTAACCCTGTGGCATCCTAGTAGGGAGGTTAGCAGCCCTACAGAAACGTACATAATGAAGCACCGCTTCAAAGAAGAACACGAAGCGTACAATCAAAACTAACATACAGAACTGCGTAAGCGAAAGGACTAAACAATGTATGTAAAAATAGTTGACGGTGCTGTTGCACAATACCCATACACAGTAGGTAAGCTGCGACAGGATAACCCAAACACTTCTTTTCCTAAGAGCGTTCCACTAACAACTCTAGCAAACTACGGAGTATACCCTGTTAAGACTAAGGCTCGTCCCGCTTATAACGAGTCAACACACGGTCTTAGTCGAGCAACAACTCCTGTACTAGAAGATGGTCAGTGGGTTATCTCTTACTCTACATATGCTCTAAGTTCTGACGAGATCGCTGCTCGTGATGAAGAGGCTGCGTACAACAACCGTACAAAGCGTAATAAACTTCTAGCTGACAGTGATTGGACACAGGTAAATGACAGCCCTCTAACTAACGAAGTAAAAACTTCCTGGGCTACCTATCGTCAAGAGCTTCGTGGTATTACTGATCTAGACGGATGGCCTAATTTATCAGATGACGATTGGCCTGTAGCACCTTAACCGCAAGGACATATCATGGCAAAGCAAGCATTAGACCAGATACGGCAAGCTGCTGAGAATGATCTAGAGTTCTTTATTCAGTTAGTTGCCCCACAACAGGTCTTAGGGGATTGCCATAAAGAGGTCATAGAATGGTGGACAAGAGAGGACGCACGTAACTATCAGCTTCTTCTCTTTCCACGTGACCACGGTAAGTCAAGGCTTATTGCTTACAGGGTAGCATGGGAACTAACTAAAGACCCTACACTACGTATCCTGTATATCTCTGCTACAGCAAACCTCGCTGAGAAACAGCTTAGTTTCATTAAAGGTATTCTTACCTCAGAAATCTATAGACGTTACTGGCCTGAACACATCTACGCTGAAGAGGGTAAGCGTACACGGTGGACTAACTCAGAGATCAGCTTAGATCATCCACTACGTAAGCAAGAGAACGTCCGTGACCCTAGTATCTTTACAGGTGGCTTGACTACATCACTGACAGGTTTACACTGTGACATTGCTGTACTTGATGACGTAGTTGTAGCTGAGAATGCTC